TGGTTCTAATTGAGGATGTTTTGCTTCAAATTCTGATTTATGAACTAGCATACCATTCCATTCTTTAACCATTTCATTGTATGGAAATTCCATTCCACTTCTATCTGAGATCGCTTTAGCATATTTTCCTTTTGCAAATGGCATAATTAACCTGCTGGGTAATAAGATGCTGGTGTTATATAAGTGCTTGTAGAAGATCCATCTTCTGCCAAAGCTCTTTTTAATTCATCTTCGTATAATAATTTTAATTCTTGCACTCTTTGTGGTGCATATTTTTGTGCTAAATAAAATGCTAATCCTGAAGCCATACAAGGAACAAATCTGTAAGGAACATCAGTTGCATCAGTATAAGTTGCATCTGCATCTTGAATTCTTTTAACAAAGAAAATATGAACAAATTTTGATGCACTAGATGAATCAGGTGTCGGGTAAATTGTAACAGTAGTTTTATCTATAAATCTTTGAACAAAATATCTAGAAGGAGTTCCTTTAGATAATTTGTTAGCTAACCCAGAATAGGTTGCTCTATCTGTTTTTGTTAAGGCAGAATCCGCTTGTGTAGTTTCAGTTCTTCCAGTTCTATAAGTTGCTTCTAGAATATCTGCTACTCCATAAGTCGAAGATCCACTTGTTCCACCGTTTGTAGTAGAAGAAGTTCCATCTCCTGATGCTCTGTAGAAAGTGTATTCAGCTTGACCTTCAACGAGATCAATATTAGTGTCGCCTACTTCCCAGTAGTGCAAACCTCTATTGCCCCATTCTTGAAATAATATATTTAAAGAACGTCTTGCTGTTTTTAATTGATATCCCGAAACAGATTGTAAGCCAATTCGCTCATAAGCTTCTTCAATAATTTCATCAACAGCAAATGTTTTGTCGAACGTGACTGTTCCAGAAGTAGTATTCGCCATGCGCTACATCCTAATATAGCTTCTTAAAATCTGATACAAATGTATACATGTTCGCGGCGTCAGCTGTGCCTGGAACAACTAAGTTAACATCACTTTCATTGGTATTTGATGATTTGTCAGTTTTCATTCCGCCAAATTCTCTAAAGTCCCAGTAGCCTGTTCCTGTTAAACCTATAATTGGAATATCACCATCATCGTCTTCTTCGTCTAAACGTGCGTATGAATCTCCACCATCACCACCTTGACATGAAAACCATATTCTTTGTAATACTAAGTGAAGACAAGATGCTCCATTCTCGTTTGTTGCCATTGCTGAAACATCACCAAATACTGTTGTTCCACCTGATCCGTCTGATTGATTTACTATTTTAATAACCACTCTTGCATCATTTTCTTGCAAGATAGTTGGTCCTGTTACTGTGTCTGCCATAATCCCTCCTTAATCAAGATTACTAGATGGGGCCGAAGCCCCATCCTATTTTATTTATTAGCCGTTATTGTAATCAAAAGCTGCGCCAGTGATTTTAATAACTATTTTACCTGCTGTGTAAGCTGCTTCAGTAGCAGTTCCACAAGTTAGGTAAAGATATTTTTTTGTTAATGCCGCAAGTGTTGCTCCACCATCAGCAGAAACATACATACCTAATGAAAGGTCACCATTATTTAATAAGTTTGTTCCACTTGTTACTGCTGCATTTTCTGCATCAGTAGCTGTAGCTGAACAATCTAGATTAATATCTGGATCTCCACCTGTTGGTACTTCTAAGCATGCCATTTCGATTTCGAATGGAATACCGTTAACTCCAGTTGTTAGTTCTGCGATGTAAGCATTAGCTGCTCCACCATCAGTACCAATAACATCGTTAGCTGCTCCACCACAAGCTAATCCACCATGTAGATCGATTAGAATAGTAGTGTAGATAAGACCACCAATTTTATTAACAAAAGTGTTAATTGCATCATCAGCAATTCCTGATCCGTGATCATTAGGTGTTACTTTGAAAATAGTTGCTGCTGTACCTAAACTTGCATTGTTAGTACCTGTTGAAGTACCTGCTGCTACAATGTTGTTTCCAGTGCTTGCAACTTTTTCTATTTCCATACCACCAGCAGCTTTGATAACTGCATAGTCAACATAAGCTCCAGTAGTTGTGTTTTTAGTTGTTGCCTTAATGTCACCGTCCGAACGGACTGTTCCATTAAAAGTAGTTGTTGCCATAATTATAATCCTCCTAGTTGTGTGTGAATACTATCTCTAGGCCGTCGACTATACCGCGTTAGTATTCTTTTATAATTGTATAGTAAGATTTTTATAGCTCTTTTTTGAATAGAGCGCAAGAGATTATGTGATTTGGATTAATTTCCAGAATGTAGCGTTTTATTTAAGTGGCTACTGACACTTCAGGCCTTGAATCAGCAATCTTATTTCTAAGATCTTCTAATCGAGCTTCTTCTAATTTGATCTGAGTAATGATCTCTTTAATTGCGTGATCAATTCTCGTCATTTCGAGAGTATATCTACCCTCTTTAAGATGCTCCTGCTCCCAACTTAACTCCAAGGACTTCTTTTGTTTGTATAGGTCTTGGATCATTTATTACCTCCTCATAGGTAATCCATTTACCGTTTTTTGCAGTAAATCCATTTTTCTCGAACTTTACCTCATTTTTTCCCAGCTTGTCAAGGATAGAATTCTCAATATCTTGAGGAGTGTCATTACACAGAACAGTAAAGTCTGCATAATAGCCACAATATCGGATTTGAATTCTAAAGGTTTTCATAGGTCTAATTTCGTACTTTATTGGGTAAATGAGGCGGAATTGTGTTCCGCCTCATTAATTTATTTTTTATTACGCACCTGGTGATCCGAAGATACCTCTAGGGTCAGACCAGCCGAAGCTGTATCTTTCTCTAGCTTTGTATCTAACGTTTCCAGTTTCAAAATCGCCTTCCATAGCAGTTTTGATTGGTGCTCTAACAAAATGTTTTAGTCCATTAGGTACATCTGTTTTAATGAACCAAGCATCAGAATCAGTTAAGTAGTGGTTAACTACATAACCTTGAGGAATCATCCCCATATTCTTTGCTGCGTTGATGTCATTGTCAGCTGTTCCAGTTCTGCCTGGAGATTTTAACAATCTCTCTGCAGTGAATTGCAAGTCATTAGGAACTATCATTTTTGTTCCTTTTGCTGCAATTTTAAGACCTCTTTCGTCCTTCATTACACCAATGTCTACTAGTGCTTGTTCTAATGAAGTTTCGTTCAAGTCTGCAGCTGTTGAAAGCTCATTCTTGAAAGTCCCTGCAACGATAGTGTGGGCTGTAGAACAAAGTTCTAAGCCGTCTCCGCCAGTGTATGAACTGTTAAACGCTCTGTTAAGAACATTTGCGCCTTTAACTTGTTTAGCGTTAGCCATAGATCTAGCTAGGGCTTTTGTATAACGAGACGCTAGTCTGTCGTACAAGTTGTCTTCAATCGCTTCTTCAGTGATTGAAAATGCTAAAGCAAGTGTTTCATGCGTGTAACGAGCCGTGAAAGTTTCTTGTGCTGCGTCGTAGTTAACACTTTGACCTTCAGGTTTTACTTGCGCATTTCCGAATCCAGATAACATAACTTCTTCTTCAAAAGCTCTGTCTGAATTTTCTGAATCGAAAATTTCTGCATGTTCGTTCGCATAGTTTTTGTATTCCAAGCCGAATAGTGCATTCAAACCTGGTTCTAGTTCTTTGACTAGTTGTGATCGTGATATTGCCATGTTTTATGCTCCTATTATACGCCTGTTGTTAGTTTAAAGATATGAAGACCAGTGTTGAAAACGCAATAAGCGTTAGCGTTAGCTGCACTCGTATCGCTGTTATCAGGATCTGTTGAGATTCCGATTTGTTTGAAGTTACCACCAGTTCCAGAATCAGACGTGTCTAATTCAGAAGTTGATTGCCCCGATGTAGTACTTCCTGCAACACCTACGAAATCCATTGCTGAATTGTTCATAGCTGCTGTTCCTGTACCATCGTGTTGTGCTTCATATACGATATTTGGATCTGCATATACGGATGCTTTAAGATCAGAAGCATTTGTGCTTGCTGGATAATAAGCGCTCCAAGTTGGTTTGCTAGTTGTTGGATCTGTGTAAAACACGCCTCCGAAAACACCTGCTACTTGTGTGTCCTCAGCTGCGGCTGCTTCAATCCCACCAGCTGCAACGGCTTCAACTACTTGACCAGTGTAAAGTGCTGTATTGTAGTTAGCTGCAATTGCATATTCTTCAGTTCTGATTTGTCCACCAACAAGTGATCTTGTAGGTCTGAAACCAAAAGCTGCGTCTTGATTTGCCATATATTTTCTCCTTGTAAACTACTATCCGTAATTTACGATTAATAAAATTTCGTTGGAAAAGGAATCGCTAATAAATTTAGTTCTTCTTAGTTCCACCGAAGGTTACACGGGACTGCCTCTCAGCATTGATTGGCATTCCTGGGTGCTGTTCCTTCATAAGGTCCCGTTCAATCGCTGTGTCTGCGTCTTGAGTCATATTATTAAAATATTGCTCGCGCGATTTAACAACCTCTACCGGTATCCTTGCCAGCAATAGGCCACCAACTCCGATTACCCCTTTGTATTTACCTTCATTCATCACTGGATATTCAGATCCCGGATATGCATCAGCTCTTACAAGCTCGTATCCTGATCTTAATTTACCGGCCATGTTTTTTGTAGCATCAAAACCCATAGGCTCGGATCTTATCCACCTATGATGGAACCCATCTGGTGCAGGGGGTGCATCTAAAGATGATGGTGGAGTCCATACTTTGGGTTTCTCTGTTTTAGCCCTAGTTTGGCTCGCACGGGAAGTTTTTATGTTATCTGTCATATGCTTATGCCTCCTTCGTGATTTTTAATTGTTTCGCATATTCTTCTAGTGGCACACCTAATTTTTTAGCTATTGCTACCTGAGAGGATGTGAGTCTCACAGTTTTGCGACCAGTTTTTGTTGTGCGTTTTGCAGAAG